GTCATTCACTCTAAATGCATTTAATCCATTGATGATTACATTTTCAGAACCTGCATCGCACGTACCTGGTCCACAGGGTGAGTGTGCTGATGTACTATCTGTTGTTCTTGCGGCACTTGGCATTACGTTATTAATCCTGAGTCTGGTGTAACTAATCCGCTTGTTGCAGATTGATACGCTTTGGTCGTTTCTTTGTTTGTTTGCAAAACAGAAACTATTTTATCATCACGTAATACAACTTCGCCTTCACTATCACCTGTTACAGTAAATGGCTGAAACGAAATCTGTTGTCCAAAGACCAAAGTCAATGGTTTTTTAACGACAAAATCTGTACCGTTTTCACTTACAAACTTACCTAGCAATTCTTGTCCACCAGTCATTACTAATGTGACAATATCGCCTTCTTTATATTGTTTTGTTTTTAACATTTGCTTTCTCGTATTTATGTTGTTAATTATATATGTATTTATTTCCGATCCTTAAGAGTCGAATTAATCTTCTTTTTATCAAACTTTTCCATAATATGCAAGTCTTTTTTGTGCTTTTCATATTCACATACTTGGCCGTTTGCTCTATTTAAGATATATCCATCACAATATGCAACTAAGTACATATCACCATGTAACATATCATGTACTAACCAAAGTTGGTTATCTCTGTCTGGACTGGCAAAATCTACAGTATAATAACACCCTAGACCATTACCACTATGCGTATACCAACCTTCATTGATGTATTCCCAGATATCTGGCCAGGTGTACATATCATCATAGTTGAAGCCATGTGTTGCTGGATCAAGGCTTGTAAACCAATCCATAGTTTCTTGTAGTTGCTTTTTAGAGAAGTCTTTTTGAAGTTCTAGTCTTATCTGTCGCCACTCATAAAGCAAAGTAGCTTTATCACGCATATTACATTGTCCATCTTTTAACCGTAAAACTTATATCTGTTTCAAATCCTGCATTTTGTGTATAATTAAACTTGATATCATCGCCGTCAATTACTGCATCAAAATTAATATTTGAAAATTCATCTGGTTCTGCAATGTTATCTCCATCATCTTGCCAAATTTCTGTGTTATCATCGCTAAGTTTTACTTGGTTGATACCTTGCGGAACACCATTAATTACTTTAATTTGTCCTACTCTTACATATGTCACATTGCCGTCAGTTTGTTTTAATGAGTAGTCAATAAAGAATGATGTACAATCTGTCTTAAGATATCTTAAAAATGTACCTGCTGTTGTTTTTAGTTCTTTGTTAAATAGACTTGAACGCCTGCCTGTTGCCGCATCTAACGATTGTAAATGCTGGTCTGCAAACATTTGATTAAAAGAGTTTTCTGTTACAACTTCTACGTTACGTCTTGCACGTCCGTATTCATGTACGTTAAATGAACCTGATGTGTCCATTGCAGTTATCAACGCATCAACATCTGAAACCTGACGAATAACTAAATCTTCATCAATAGTTAAACCTGGTTCTGGGTTGTCTGCACTATCTAACCAAGACTGAACAACTGCTTGTGCATTTGTAAATGGATCAAACTGTAATTCATTGATTGCTGAATCAATACCAACATATAACTGATTGGTATCATAAGCAAAGCCCATTTCTCCTGTTTCAAGGGTATCTGCACTAATTTCTTTTCTTAGTCCACGTCTGAGTAAAATTTTAACGTTAGTTGTAGCCATCTAAAACTCCTAATTACTACATGTATTTATCAAAATACTCTTGAACCTTGTTCGCCCATTGTAGCGAATACTTGTCAAATTCGTTTTCTTCTACAACAAATTCTTGATAATTGCCCATGTTGTCTGCTTCTGCATCCCAACCAATCATCATGATAACAATAGTTTTGATATCTGTTCCATGTATCTCATTATGTGCGGCCGAATATGCGGCACCTTGTAAAAAATAATCATCAATCCATTCACGTTTTTTTGGTTTACGAGAAGTCTTAAAGTCAATGATTGCAGGCTTCCCTTTCCATACACCAACACAATCAGTGGTACCTGCATATAATCCGGGATAGTACAGAGGAACTTCTGTACCCCAAACTTCATCTACGTTTGAGAGTCCTTTGTCAATAACAATGTCTGATAATTCTTTTGCCATTTGATGAATAAGATTAGACCCATTTGGTCTATCTTCTTCAAGTATAAATTTTTCGATATGTAAGTGAACTTGTGTGCCTATACCTGTTGCAAGTTTCATAATGCGATTTGCTTCTTCATCGCCTACTCTTTTGCGCCATTCATATAATGCAGTTTTGTCCTTAAGTGCATCCAGCACTGTAGTAACACTCGGTAATGGTTTTCCTGTAGGTGTTTGATAATGTCGAGATCCATCCACATTAACACGTTCTAAGGGTTGATAGTTATATTTTTCTAGTAGCATACTAATAGTATACTACAGAATCATATAGAATGCAAGTGAAACTTACAAATTTTCGTTAATTTGTGCGATTAAATCTGCTTTAGTTTTTCTTCGGTCTAGTGACAAACCTAAATTTTCTTCTGCCCACATGTCTATTTCTTTCTTAGTCATTGATGCAAAATCTGGTCTTTCAGCAAGTGACACAGACTTTTTAGCCATAATAGCTTCTTTTTCTGCTCTTGCTTCTGTGATAATCTCAGGTGTTGTGATAACTTCCGCTTCTGCAATCTTACGTTCTTCTCTAGTAGATATTGCTTTCTTGTCTGCAACTCTTTGCATAAATTCACGGTGTCTTTTAGCACTAGCAATTTCTTTACGAACTTCTTTTTGTGAGTCCGATAATTTTTCTGTGCCTTTGTTTGCGTTATCTTCTAAATCCTGAGCAACCTTATTTGCCATTTCTTTTTTAGAAATAATATTGTGTTCGCCTTTAATAATTAAGCCCATTATTTTATCCTCTTATTCGCTGTTTTAACAGCAAGTTTTTTAACTGTTTCGCGGTCTTTTTCTTTATCATTGTTTCCACCAGATGGGGCTCCGGCTAAATCAATGGTATCGACTGTTACTTTACTAACATACTTGCTATTAGACAATATATCTACTAAACTTTCTGGAGTAACACTATACCCCATGTCTGTCAACTCATCTACCATCATATCAGTACCTACGGTGCCAATATCATTTGCTTTTAGTCTAACAAGATACGCATTTATATCATTACGCATCTGTGCATTGTAGTTTGCGTCTTCGTTCAACAGACTTGAAATTTTCATGTTTAGTCTCTTTTCGCACGACCTAATGGTTCATCAATTTCACCCGATGCAGATTCGTCGCCACCGGCTATATCTGCCGTAATGTCGCTTTCCATATCATCTTGCATGTCGCCGCCCATTTCGTTGTCAGCTGGTGCCATTGAATCATCTGATGCCGCTTCGCCTGAAAGAACTAGAGTAGCATTATTAACTGAATCTTTTGCTGTTCGTGCCGAGTCTAATAAACTAGCAATCGCTGAATCAACAGAAGATTTAAATGTTCCTGCTTGGTCTGGTCCATGGGTATAAGCCATTTCATCAGATAGTGGACCTAATTGGTCGTTTTGAATTTTACCTAATTTTTCGATAACGTCTTGTAGTTCGTCTACGATACCACGTGCCGCCATTGTAATTTCAGCCTCAGCCGCGTCACCTTCTAGTAGTTTATTCAACTGTGCTAGAAGACTTTCTTCTAAATTTTCATTAGAAACCTCGGCAGATTTTTTATCTGTATTTTCCATTTTTGGTTCCTTTGTTTTAGTGTTTTCTTCGGCCTTCTTAGCGTGAACAGCCTTACGTTGTGCATCACTTACGTATTTGTGTTTTCCACCTTCGTCAAGTGTTTGCTCTTTGTGTGCTTTCAACAATGACTTAACTGTTTCTAGCATCATCATAGTTTCTACGTACTCACGGTTTTGATAGTCTGAACGCATTTCACGTTTCTTTGATTCCAGCTTATCTTTAGCCTCGCTTAATGATTTCAAGTCTCCTTCAACTGAATAATTGAAGTTTGACTTGAGATACTCATTTAGTTTTGACGATATCATTATTGTATCTGTCTTAAAAAAGTTTGTACTTCTCATGGTAATTGCCCCATTACATAATATGTTTATATTATGTATTTATCTTTTTAAATTAAATTAGTGGTTTTTGTGTTTTAATAGCTTCATACAACTCATTAACGTGCTTTTTAGCATTCCAGGCTTCTGCTTTCGCTCTACTAAATCGAGCCTCTGCTATGTCCATCTTACCAAAATCGTTACGCTTCTTTGCTAACTTGTATGTATTTTTATGCTGTAATGCATCATAATAGAATTTTTCGAATACTGCATTGGTTGAAATAACTTTTGTTATCTCTTGTGAGTTAATCTTTCTGCCTTCATTCAAATGATGTACTAAAATATATGCTGTTTCATACGCTCTTAAATCTTCAAACAGCGTGTCATTTGTTCTACTATCAACAATATTAAAGGCCTTATCGTCTGTTTTTTCAACAGAATATATACCTACTTGTACACCTTTTGGTGTTTTTTTAGATTCATTAATTGTAGTTGCAACTTTTTTTGCAACGTTTGCCGTAGCACCTTGGAAATTTCTCATAATATTTTCCATGGCTTTGATGTCCGCAGTTTTTATACCGGGACTTACATCCACTATCTCGTTCCCACCCTGAGATTGTTGTGCTTCTGTTTGTGCTTTTAATCCACTCTTATCGCCATTCATAGCTTTAAGAAGATTCGCCATTGCACCTACATCTGCTCTACTTGGTCCAGTCATTACTTCCTCCGTTATACAGTCCTATACCCTCTTAATGAAGGCACAAGAACACCTTTGTGTGACAGTCTTTCTGCAATTATCTGTTCTCTTTCAGATAATTGTGTTTCATTGACATATTCATTTTCTGAGAAATATTTAGCAATTAAATCGCTCTCTTCCTCATTAATCATTACGTATAATCCACCTAAAACTTCTGTTAATCTCATTCAATACCCCTAAAATTACTTGTTCAGTTTATTTAATAGATTTCTAAATTGTGTTGCAGTTCTAGGATCCGCCGCTAAAGCATCAACCGATGATGCTTGTTGTGCCATTGCTTTACGCTGTATTGGCGTTAGTGCTTTTCCTTGTCCTGCCTGCGTGACTGCATCTGCCGCCTGTTGTGCAGTTGCTCCGCCTAAATTATCTTTTCCTAATCGTTGCATCGCTTGTGCTTTTTTAGTTTTATCTGCCGCTGTTGGTGCCTGTGCTGTAGCGCCCGCTGATGCGGCCTTTGATGCTCTCATTTCGCCAGGAGACTGGGTTCCACCAGCTGAATACTGTTCTTTAAACATACGTGATGGAATCTTTTCTTTCTCAATTTTCTTAGCATATTTCAAGTCTTCTTTATCTACAGGACCTTTAAACCCATATGACTTGTCGTAGATGTGTTCCCAACCATTGCCATCATTCTTAATATATGAAATTGCCGTATCTGGGTAGCGTACAATTCCGTACTTTGCATTATCTACAAATTCTTCATTCACTCCAAGACCTAAAATTTCTCTTGCTGTTTCCATTTCTGTGTTTCTAACAGACTTGACAAGTTCTATATACTGTTTAAAATCTAAAGTCTTCAATCTGTCACGAACTACTTCTTCTTTCTCTCCAACCAAATCGGCAATATCTGCAATTTTGTCATCGATGCTTTCAGTTCTCATTGATTTTTGTATTTCTTCTTTTAAATTCATAATAGTACCTCTTACCTTTTATTCAACGTTTTTAAACGTCTACTTGCAGGATTCATTCTTCTTGTCATAGCCGCTTTTCGTTTCAACCTTGATCCTAGTTTTGCTTTTGTCCTAGCAAGAGTAAATCTCTTTTTAATATCAACTGGCTTAAAACAAGCCGTCGGAGTTGATACAGTTTTACCTTTTAATCTACCAGATGAACATCTGTACTTACGTACAATTTGTCTGCCTTTTCTAGCATAAACTAGTTTGGCTTCTTCTACTGGTTGGAGAACTTCAAATACTTGCATTATATACCTACCGCACTGCCAAATACAGATGTTAATAACGCTAACAACATTGTAGCAAATAATGTAGAACTTGCCCAGATAATAATCTTTTTAAGTTCAGAAATACCTTCTTTAGTTTCAGAGGCATTTTTCTCAATAAGACCTTCTAATCTAACAATACTTGTGTCAAGGTTTTTGAATCTTTCATGGGCAACAGCTACATGAGTTTCTAAACTTTCTGCTTCTAACTGCGCCAACTTGCTATCAATTCCTGCCATAATAAAACTCCAAATCTAGGGAAAGTGTTATCCCGTTGATTGTATTTATCATTTTAATTCAGAAATTTTTTATGCGAATTTAATGTATTTTTGCTTTTCTGGTTTAGGTTCATTTTTCCACATATTTCCAACATCAGTATATGACATATTCATTTCTTTTGTATGAGGATTATATGTTTTTCTAGTACTAGTAGAACCAACTCCTAGTCCAACAGCAACATAGAGGTCTTTCATATCGTCTATGTTTAATTTTTCTTTAATCTTATCCAAATGCTCGTATTCCCAATCCATACAATTACAAAATCCACTGTCCAATCCTTTAGTTTTCGCTGAAAGCATAATATTAGTAGATGCAATTCCTATTTCCATTGCAGTTATCATATGTCTATTGTACACTTGTGTCTGTAAATCAATAGTATGAGAAGGATCACCTTCTCTATTCCAAGGTGCATCTTTTCTTCTAGTAAATACTAAAAGGTACGGTGCTAATACTTGTGTGTTATATTGTGCATTTGGTGTTCTTGGGTCACGTTGACAAAAATTATTGAAATGATTTCTAAATTCTGTATCTGACCAATCAAATATATTGATTTCGTATCTTACTACATTTTGTTTTGAAGCTGAACGCCTATGAACTTCGTCCATTATTTCTTCGACAACGCTTTTATCAACAACCTGATCCATATCCCAAGTTGTTGTTTGTACTCTGTCGTCAATTAATGATGCCCATTCCATTATAGAATGTCTGACATTACATATTCTATATTAACGCCTTCTTGCAAAGAAACACCGTCAATGGTAATGCCCTCAGTAAGTTCTTTTAATATAGAAGTGGTATCGCCATTTCTTTCAAATACTTTACCATGCTCTACTGCAAACTTAAATAGCATACCAGCGCCCGTTAACGATGGAGCTAGTCCATCTAGTGACACTGATAAAGGGTTATTCATAATGATAGGTTGTGCAACTAATGAAACTAAGTTAACTATGTCATCAAAATTTTGCTGTGACTGGTCCGAAACATCACCGGTTGATGTAATGTCTAATCCTTTTACATACAATGTGTAAAAGTTGATATTGCCTGATAAGTTTTCACCAGCACTTGCGGCTCCATGTATTCTTGCCATATTTTTTCTCCAAATATAAATTTATATTCTTGTTATATGTATTTATCATTTTATAAGGTAAATCAAAGGCAAAAAAAAGACCCTCTTAAAGAGGGCCTTTTAATTACACGTAAAGTGTGGGTTGGACTTAAAGTCCAGGGGGGTAATAACTTAGTAATCGAAGTCGGCTACTGAGAAATCAGCACCTAGAGCCGCGTCTAAACCAGCGGCATCCCATGCGCCGTTGTTTTCTACTGCGATTCTTACATCGTTACCATCGATAGCACCAACTAGTACTACTGTAGCACGTGTTCCTGTGCCTTCGATAATTGCTTTCATGTCGCCTGCCGCCATACCAGTCTTAGTCACTGTGAAGTGATTTAAGTTACCAGTAAGGAATTGACCTGCTGAATATGTTTCATGTACTTTTGCCATTTTAGTTCTCCTAAATAACTATTTCCTCGGGCATTATAAAATTGTAGTGCCCTATGCTTTTATTTATCTTTTTTTGCAAAAAAGTGGGTTTTATTTACCTCTGGATCCGTATTTCCCACCAATATTTCTTCCAGTTTGATAAGATGTCTTGCCCATTGCTTTTCCTAGCTTGCCTGCACCGTATATTACGCCTACAGCCGCCGCGGCCTTAGTAATTGGACTGTCCCAAATCTTCTTTTTGGTGTCTTTTTCGTCATTTACAACATAATTTCCACGCTTCTGGAACTTCTGTAATGCTGGAAATAACTCACTACGCATTGCTTTTCTACGTAGATATTGCATCATTCTGGTTGTTACTAATGCTTTCTGATTTTGATTTAGATTATCCCAATCACCTACAAGTCTTCTCATAGATTTAAGCATTCCATCTTGTATATTCAAATCACGCTGAAATCTTAACAGCATTCTTTGTTCAAATCCAGGTTCTGATTTACTTGCTGATATATGACCTAGATATCTTATAACTTCTTGTCTTTTTAAATTAATACGCTTTAGTGCTATTTCATCACGTTCATCATCTGCACTAACTTCTTTACCTATTATACGATTAAGCATGATATACAAGTCAGTACCGCTTGTTCTAAAGTAATCGAAATTACGGTATGCGATTGTTCTCCCAGCATATTCTGATGCCAATGGTGCAAACTCATAGTCTTTATTAAACATATTTAAAATCATCATATATGCAAATGTTAACTCTGCCGCATCATCTACATTTGTTTTATTCTGATTTTGTTTTGTTCTAAACAGTCTACTTTCTGTGAACGTATTAACTAATTGTAATTTGCCTTTATATTGTTCCATCATTTTGTATTCCTCGATTGCAATACTTGACTGCATTTATCACTAGCATAAGTTGTAAACCATCTTGGAGCAAACGCATGTATCATACACGCATATGCGGCCTTTTCTAGTTGCCACGAAACCCACATTGCATGTTTAAAATGTTCCCAGCGTGTTTCGCCTACTTCTTCTAAGTGTAATTTACATTTCTTACTTAACATCTAACTAATCCCTTGGTGCGAAATTTGCCGCACTAAACTCTAATCTATCTACAATCTTCATTGCTCTACCAACATGGTCAACAATAACAAATCCTTCTGGATCTGTGACTTTAAATGAACCGTCTGGTTGTTCAATGAAACTGTCTATTGCTTTAATGTTCTTCATCTTTTGCTGAAACATCATTTTTACTGCTTCAACTTTAAGATATGCACGATACATTTCTGCAATTTGTGTCTCGTATGTATTTATGATATTAGCTAACGCATCTTTTGTTTGTAATCTAGCCTGTCCTGCTTTGCCTTCAGGTCCTGTAGCTAAACCGCTAATTTCTTTATCTAATTTATTATTTAAACCCTGTAAAAACTCTTTAACAAATTTAGTTACATCTGATTCTAATGCTTGTCCAGAACGTATTGGTAAGTTTGCGTGTGCCTTAATAGCTTGTACTAAGTCAATAGACCCTATCTTTTGATTAATTGCTTTGAAAGTATCTGCATCAATTTTCATTGAAGATAATTCTTTAATTGCTTGTTTAATCTTTGCAACATTTTCTTGCTTTAGTTGTACCTGTCCTGATACATCTTTAATACGTGCATCAGTAAACCAAACTTTAGATGAAGACTTAAGTTTACTTGAATCATAACCAAATGATGCTTTCATGTCTGCTAGACTATCGCCTGCATAACTTGTATGAAACACAATTCCTATTTCAGCCGACTGCATTTCTTTTGCTGTTTTGCTATCTGCTGGTACAACGTATGTGATTGTATTTGGTTTAAATGCAATATGAGATTTGCCATCTATATTAACAGTTTTCAAATCACCTTTAGTAAACAATAAGTCACCTTGTATAACACCCTCAATACCTAAGTCTTTTAGGTACTCTAATGATGCCGATAGCTTATTTCTCAAACCTGCTTTACTTACTTCTTCACCGTTCTTAGTAG